AAGGGGGGGGGTCAGCGCCGCCGCAGCCACGCGCTGGCTGCCAGTAAACAGCTGCAAAGTTATCCACAGGTCGATGCATCGGTAAGTCATTGATTCATATACTTTCTTACAGGAAACTTACAGAATCGGTTTAACACGATGTTCATTATGTTAACTTTATTGTGGATAACTACAGCGATTTCGCCCAATAAACGGGCAATTTGCAGTTGTCCACAGGCCAATGTGTGCATCATGCGCTTTTTTCTGTGGATAAGTCATCGATCACCTCAACGTGGCGCAACGCGGCCATGCGTAGATCCTGCACGTTGATGTTGATTTGCTGCGCCTTTTGTAGCCCATAAGTCTTCTGATCCCATCGCTCGGCCAGCCACTGGCGAGTGCGGATGCGCTGGACATCGCGCTGCGGATGATCGACATCCATGTCGTCCGCTATCTTGATCGTGTCACACGCCATAAGATCGGCGGCACGCACACGCGCGCGCGTAATCATAGCACCATGATCGTTTTCCTCAATCCAATCGTCTAGCGCACGCTTACTTATGCCCAAGCTCACGCATATGTCGGCAATGCTTTTGCCGGTTTCGATCATGCTAAAGATCATCTCTTCAGGCATCTCATTGAGGAATGCAATGTCTTTCCTGCGCTTTGGGTTGCCTGGCATCGCTCAACCCCTCTTTAAAGCTGTTTTAACGCGCTGGACGATGTCCAGTACCTTTTCTCGGATAAATGCCACCATGAGCTTAAATTGAGCCATTCTTGAACCTTTCTGCCTGTTCGGAATTGAACTTGTATTCCATCTTGTCATTGTCGCTGAATGTCAGATCGTTTTCAAAGTCATCAAAGCCTGTTGCCCCGCCAGGCTTGAACTCTGATGTTGGCTTGAAGCTGGTGAGCTGTGCTGTTGGCACAAGCGCCTTGATCTTGATCACTGCCTGCATACGTTCATCAGCCAGCAATGCTTCTAATTCCTGCATTGACCAGATGTGATGATTCGATAGATCCTGACGCTGAGTCTGAATCGCCACCGCCTCATTGACTGTTCTGACGATCACCATAGTCTGACCATTCTGCATCTCCCACTCAATCCGAGGAATGGCTGACGCTGGCTCCAGACCCTCTTCGGTTGCCCACTGATCCAGCACGCCATACGCCCTGATCATTCCCGCCACGCTGGAATCGAACTTCGCCTGATCTTTGGACTCCATCGCCTGATGCAATCTGCCATTCTGAATCCAGAATTTCTCTCTCAACTCACTGCTTACTAAAGTAATCAGTCGGTTTTCTCCCCATTTCCTGTCGCTGGCAGCCTTGACCGACTCCAACTCCACCAATTTCGACTGCACATGAATCGTCCACGCATCTGCCTTTGGGCTTGGTGTCTCTGCTACTGGATGCTTGTTTGCCGTTCTCTTTGTTGCCATGTCATTCCCTCGGTTTCAAATGGTGCATGGGTTACATATCATCGAGTCTTCTAGACTCTCGATTTGTAACTGTAACCATGCAAGCGTCAATTGGTAACATTTGTATCTTGTTTGTAACTTGTAACCTGTATGTTTATCCAGCCTCAAAGTCGTTGCTTTTGAACTGTAACCATACAAAATCGTCCCTGATCGCACCCTCGCCTGACTCAATCAGTCGCTGCTTTGCTCTGTGCCATGCCGTCTTGAACGTGCCTTTGTCCTCATCAGTGCAGCCCATTTTTGACCATAATTCCTGCCTCCACAGCTCCAACCTGATGGCATGGCGTTGTAAACCATCGATGTACTTTGGCACTCCATGCTCTTTGACCATTTTCTCTAGGCAAAGCATCTCAAGACGCTGATTTTTTCCTTTTCCGGCGTTCCCCTTGCTGGCCTTGGATGGCTCAATATGCGTGTCATCTGATGACTGCACCGCCAAGCTGACCACTGGATCGCTCAGTCCGAGTCCTGCTGGCCGGATCTCTACCTCCACCATCTCAAAGCCAAATCGCTCGTTGTCTGCGCCATCCTTTTGCTTGCTGATGGTGAGTACGCCTTTCATTTGCTCTTCAAAGCGCAGCAGCTCCAGCTCTGTATCTACGGCGCCAAGCAGCGAGGAATGGCCGCGCAGTCCTTTGGCGGCGTCCTTGCCGCTGTGGTGCAGCACCATCAAGGCGCAGTTGAGGAATTCCTGAACTTTGCCCATGGCCGTGATGAATGCGCCCATGTCTTCTGAGCTGTTCTCGTTGCCGCCGCCAAAGGCTCTGGCAAGCGTATCCACTATGGCAAGGCTGAATTCCATGCCTGTCTGCTCCACCAGCGTGACCACGGCCATCATGAGCGCGTTGAAGTCCTCGGCGCTGGATCTGAGGTTGAGCTGGTGTCTGACTATGTAGATTGGTGCGCCATCTTCGGTTTGGTGGTGCATCTTGCAGGCTTTGATCCTTGCCCCGATACCGCCAAAGCCCTCGCCAGCGAGGTACAGCACCGCGCCTGTCTGCTTTACTTCTTTGCCCATCCATGTGCGTCCTGTGGCGATGGCCTCGGCAATGTCTAGGGCTATGAACGACTTGAATGAGCCTGGTGGACCATATAGCGCCGTGAATGATCCTTTGGGGATGACTCCCTCAATCAGCCACTCAACTGGCTCATCCTGAATGGTGTCCCAAGATTCAATCTTGATGGTCTTGACTGGCTTTGGCTTGTCTGCTTCTTTTGGTGGGTCAGGCGCGAACTCTTTGGCGATGTCCTCTGTCGTTGTCTGTGGTGGCGGAATATCAATTGGCGCATTCGGTTGAATCGCCTGAAGTCTTTCGGGGATCGTTACATCATCCACACTGTTGATCTTTGGCGCTGCCTTGACCAACGCCGCCAGCTCTGCCCTGCCGCCGCCTGCCTCAATGAACTCATATGCGTCATCGCCTTGCTCTTGCAGTCCGAGGTCGACAACCTTGAGTGCTTTGGCGATGGGCAGGATGGCCTCTGCTGCCTTGCGAGCGTATCCCCAACCTGACATATCGTTGTCGGGGAGGATCACCACATTGGCGCCGGCAAAGTATTCGGTAATGGCGTCCGGCCAATGCCCTGCGCCACTGTGCGCGGTGGTCGCCACCACGCCGAGAGACATCAGCGCGTCTACGGCCTTTTCTCCCTCCGCAAGATAAATTATTCTTCCCGCCGTCTTCGCGTCCAGCAGCTCGGGCAACTTGTAGGGGACGATCCTCGCGTCACCCAGTGTCGGATATCGCTTGCCGTCTGTGTCTACTTTGTAGAGCCTATAAGTCTTTCCAGCCTCCCCTACGCGCAGCCGGTGCTTGACGAATACTGTGACGCGGTCCTCGTCCTGGTACTGCCACTCCTGCTGGAACTCCACTTTGGGTAATGGCTTGATGTTGGCGAGTGGATCGGGGCGCTCCTCCAGCTCGGGCAGCAAGTGCAAATCCCTGATGGTTTGGAATACCGATTCTTGAGTGCAGCCACCATGGCAGTGAAAGAGTGGCTTGCCCTCGTCATCGATGTGTACGCTAAGGCTTGGATTCTTGTCGCCGTTGCCTTTGCCGTGACTCGGTACTGGGCATGACGCTACCCATTGGCCGTTGGCTCTTTTCGCATTTCCGAGCTGTTTGGCTATTTGTTCTGCTTGCATATTGCCTCTACTTGTTCTATGCGTTGCCCTATCCACGCCATGACAGGCACTGCCATGCTGTTGCCCAATGCTTTGTACCTTGGACCATCAGGCGTAGGTTTGTTTTTGCTTTTGATGTCGGTGTAGTTGTCGCTAAAGCCCTGGAGACGCTCGCATTCAACAGGGGTCAAACGGCGTACTGCCATTGCTTGCATTACCGCCATCGGATTCTTAGCTTGCAGGGTTTGCGTCATGTCTACATCTGTTTGCGGGTTTGACATCTGGCCGCTGAATGCAATAGGTTGCGCCACACCATGCTGATCTGCTTTGGTGAGGCATGGTGCAACGTCATACATTGGCTCAGTGGCGTTGCCGCCATTCTCAGGTTTACGGCCAATCCAATTGCCAGGTATGCCGTATGCGGGTTGCGCCAAAAATGTTTCACTACCGCCTGACAAAACACCGCCAGATGCTTTGAGAGTACCGCCAACATCAGCCTCTTTGTACTGAGCAAGACTGCTTTCATAAAACGCTTTTGTTGGTACGAACATTGGACAATCAGCATTGATGTGCTGATTTTCTAACCCCAACTTTGATCCAAATGAAGCATTCAATGTGCTGCTGATGTCAGCTGGCCAACCTACAAGTTCTCCGTGGTTGTTACGACTGATTCCAGTGCGTGCTGTAATTGTTGCGGCAGAACCTTCCCTCTTTTCTCTGCTCGGCGCAGGATGCCCTTGCAGGCTGTGGCGCTCAAAAAGAACCGCTGCGGCAGCTCTCCAGTCTCCAAGGTATCCGACAACGAACACACGCTTGCGTCTTTGGGCCACTCCGAAATACTGAGCGTCAAGAACGCGGTATGCGAACCCATACCCGAGTTCTCCCAACGCCCCGAGGAAGACTCCAAAATCTTTTCCTGAGTTAGATGACAGGACGCCAGGGACGTTCTCCCAAACCAACCATCGGGGCCGATATTTGTCAGCAATGGCAAGATAGGTGAGCATGAGGTTGCCACGCGGGTCATCCAATCCTTTTCGCAATCCTGCGACTGAGAATGATTGGCAGGGTGTTCCTCCAACGAGAAGATCGACATCTGAGACATTTGTCCATTCCTTAAATTTGGTCATGTCGCCAAGGTTTGGCGTGTTTGGGTAATGATGTGCAAGCACCTCTGATGGGAATCTTTCGATCTCCGAGTACGCTACTGCCTCCCATCCAAGGGGATGCCACGCTACTGTTGCCGCCTCAATACCACTGCAAAGTGAGAGATATTTCATGTTGTAATTTTTAGAGGAAAAAAAAGCCGAGGCTGTTACACCTCGGCGCTTACTTGCTTTCAGTTAAAACATTTCGTCATCTTCAACAGCCTGCGCCATGGCTGACTTCGCAGGCGCGGGAGCTGGTGCAGCAACAGCCTTTGGAGCTGGCGTTGGTGGCGCAGCCACTTGCGCGGTGTACTCCTCATCGCTCTGACCCATGCCAGCAGGCTTGTCAATCCAACTCACAATGGTGAAGTTGGGAATGCGTGTAGTGCCTTTGCCGATCTTCTCCAACTTGCTGCCGGTGTACTCCAACACTGGCAACTTGCCTGCATTGGCGGCACGCTGTGCGGCGCAGTCGGTGTAGAGCTTCTCAAGTCCCATGTTTGGACCTACGCCACTTGATGACCATTCACAAGTCCCGATCTCTTTGTTGTAGAACGTGACGATAAAGCCGCGTTTGTGGTCAGGTGTAGGCTGTGGACCTTTACGGCCAAGCTCTGCATCGGCCTGCCAGTCGCGCACACCGACACCAAGTTGGAGCCAGCCTGTTTGCACAGCATCGATGTCAAAGACTACCTTTTTGAGCTGGATCTCAACACCGAGGTTGTTTGTCCAAGCGTTGGCCTGAGGAGAAAAGCGGATGTAGTTTCCATTACCGCCACCAGAGGATAGATTTAGCATTTTGCGTTTCGCTTTCAAAAGTTACAGGGGTTGCATTATTGACTCAGACTGCGATCTCTCGCAAGGGTGAGTCCACTTGAAACCTTGGCCGTCAATGCGTCCAAGATAACTCTTTGTTCCTTTGGCAGCAGTTTCTCTGCCGCCGTAGGAGAAATTAGTTCAGTCTCAAAGATCTGAGAATCTGTAAGTCCTGCGTCAGTAAGTGCCTGACGCGCTGTTGTTGAGTCAATCCATTTGCGTGAGGCGCGTTTGGGTTGGAGCTGCCAGCCTGGCAGGACCATGCCGTGTATCTCCATTGCGTTTTGTGCATGATCCTTTACCGCCTCAATGAACTTCTCCACCATCGGTGCGCGATCCAATATGGCGCTGATCTGTGCTGGTGTCAGCGCCAGCATCACTTCTTTGATGTCCTCTTTAGACATGATGGTGATGTCGGGTTGCGCCGCCACGATATCGAACTGCTCTTTCTGTGCAGAGCAAATGTGCTTTGCTGGACACCACTGGCAGGCTGATTCTGATGGGGCATAACGCGGTGCATCGCTGACAGCGTCATTGATCGCAGGCAGTAGCACCTCTGTCTCCCACACGCCCAGCTCGTCCACGCTCATGCGGTGTATGCGCTTCTCGCCATGATGTGGCTGGATGATTTGGAACTCGACTTCTTTGGGCTTTTGGCTGTGGTGCATCAACGCACCAAGCGCGTAGATCTTCATCTGCTCTGAGTCAGCGTCAACATAACCACGCCCTGTTTTAAGGTCGGCAATGACCAACTTGTCCTGAGATATGCCCACCACATCGGCAGTGCCTTGTAGCGAGAACTGTGGCGTTTGGTAGAGCTTGAAGAGCTGCTCCACCTTAACGTGACCAAGCTCATCTTGAATTGCCCATATCGCCTGCAAGTGTTCCAAGGCAAATGAGCAATTCTCTTCAGTCATTGTGATGCCCTCCACCACTTGGCCTACAAACTTCATAGGGTCGGTGTCGAGCTGAAAGCAAGTCTCGGCCAGCGCGTGAATGGCAGTACCGATCTTGGCGGCCTCGCCACTCTCTTGGTAAGGCACAAGCGTTGACAGTCTTGCGCTGGCAGGGCAGGCGATCCAACGCGATGCTGATGATGGTCTAAGTTTCAAGGGTTTTTGTGTTGCCATGAGTCTCTTTCTATGTGTGAGCTGTTGATTAATAGTGTGTATGCGATCTGTCGGGTTTCGTTGCTGACGGCGTGACCTAAGTCTTCGGGGTCGAGCAATCGCTTGATGAAGACGATCTGCTGCTGATTTGCTTTGCGCGAGATCTCCAACTGATTCGCCAAGTAGATGATGTGTTCGCGCATTGTTTGGCGCTCTTGGTCATCCATGACGCAGTCCCCAACAAGCAATCAGCGCCGCATCTGCTCGGCCATCATCTTTCTTACGCTTGAAGTAATCCACGTTCCATGGAAACAGCTCCATGGCACGCGCCCTTGCGCCGTCCTTGCCGCCTGTCACGCCCATCGCCTTTTGCCATGTCTGTGGCGTGATCAGGGTGGACTTGATGGATCTCGCGGCGATGACGCCCTCAATTGCACCAAGGCTGCGGCCAAAGCTGAATACGCTGGTGACGCCCTGGCCACTCATTGCAAAGACCTTTTCGATGTACGCCTCATCAGGCTTGAAGTTGTCGAGGATCTCAATTAACTCAGGAATGCTGATCTGTCGCTTGGCTTTGCCGTTGCGGTCCAATGTGACTGTGGGCATATCGAAAATGCCGGTCAGGGTTTCGCCCTGCATCATGGCAATTGCGCCGTTTAGCCCAACGTCAATGCCAATGATTCGGCGAGGTTTAAAGTTGGTGGTCATCATTTGACGGCGTCCTCCATGGCTTTGTTGAGGACTGTGAGGCGAGCTGACACCAAAGCGTCAGCAGCTTGGTCTAGACGCATTACACTGCCGTACAGGGGTTCTGTCGTTCCCGACATCCAGCGGGATACTTGCGCCTGATCGATCTCTGCGACTCGGCAGACATCAGACATCTTGTAGCCAGCAGCCTCAACCTTGTGGCGAATTGCGGATAGTGCTTCTTGAGATATCGTTTTCATGTGGAGAATGTTAACCATGTTTTGTGAAGATGGTCAAGTGTAAGAGAAAAAAAGGGGATCAACTCACGCTGACCCCCTAAAAGGCAACTGGCGGTGACCTTGAAAACACCACCGATGCTGAGTTTACAGGATTAATAGTTGACTAGTTTGTAGGGTCTAATAAATAGTTGTTGACGACTTCGTCATGCGTGATATTATCAAGTCCTCAATTACTTCACTTCTAGGAAAAACAAATG